GATTAGCGACCGAACCATCGTATTTTTCAATCAGGCTGATGCGGTTGCCGTCTTCGTCTTCGAGATCCAATCCCTTGAGAAATTCTCGCGTGCGGCGCTTCTGTTCACGCCAGTCGATAACGCAGTTTTTACTCGCGTAGGCGTGTCGTTTCTTACTGACATTGCCGACTGCAATTTGTAGATGTTCGCGCCATGACGCAGCCATGCGTCGCAGACGGCCACGCCACCAAACCTCATTAAACATTCGCATGATTGCTGGCGCCGCTTTGTCCTGGTCAAAGTATTTTGTTGTCAGTCCCGCCCAATGAGGAGGAGTAACACCAAATTGCAGCGCAATTAGTCCGGCGCGCATGTACCAGCCATGTAATGTCGCCAACTCGCCGAAATCTGAATCAGCGTCATCATGTTCTGCCAGTTCAGCACGAATAAAATTAGCGATATCAGCAGCCAGCAGGTCAATGTCGGCACGCGACATATCCGGGAGGCGGTTGTATCTGGCGACCATATTGACCATACGTGATGCCATATACTGCATATATTTCGTATCGAAATGGCCACCGAAAACAGCGCCTGATACATCGCTGCTAATGCCTGTACACTCGTATTTTTTTGCGACCAGTTCAAGACGTGGCAATGCCTTTCTGCAGAAGCTGATTAAAAAGGCATTGGCTCGTTGACTGCCCTGATTTTGCTCCAGCACCGCAGCGGTGCGATAAACGTCAAAGCGCACGCACTCGGGCTGGAGAGAAAGCACCTTTCTCGCATGCAGCAAAGCCGCGAACATACGGTCGCGGCGATACTGTTGGTCATAGGTAAGGTATGGGCTGGCTATTGCCGACCGTGGAGCGTTCCACGGGTAAGCGAATTGAACCGCCAATTCATACTCCCCGATAATGTTTAGATTTCAGTTCAGCGACCTCTTGGCAGGTCACGCAAAAGGCCACACCCGGAATCGCAATGCGGCGAGCTTCTGGGATTGGTGCGTCACATTTTTCGCAGAGAAAACGGGAAGGCGCAGCGATACGGCTGCGCGCGTTGCTGATGTGGCGTTCGCGGTCTTCCTGCTCGTGCAGTTGTGCTAAATCCATTGCGTCGGCCATTAGTGCAGCTCCTGTGAATCATTCTCAAAGCGGGTTGCTTCACGGCGCAGCAGTTCGGCAGCTTCGGTGCCGCTCATACCCTCTTCGGTTATATGGATAGCCAACGCCTCAAGGCGGATGGAAACAGCGAGCGCGCGGTCTTTACGCTCTTCTTTTTTTGCATCAGTCAGCAATACGGCAAGCGCATCACTATCAGTGTTAAAACTACGGGTTTCGGTATTACACATAATTGACTCTCCTGATTTCGGGCAATAAGAAGCCCGGCGGGTTTACGCCATTAAATTTCTGTTTGTATTAATTCGGCATGGTTAGCCGTTTTGGAAATAAGCTCACTACTGCACGAAAATGATTCATCGCTGTAATAAGCGCTTTTTTCTCGTCAGTAGTCAGCTCATTTAATTCGAGCTCATGACGAGCCGCCGGTATTTTTGCCAGAAAGAAAATAGCGGCCAGCGCCCGATTATTTTCTTCAAATTGTGGGTCACGTTTATCGCGCATGTCATCGACAAAACGCTCAACCTCTTTCCAGCTATCGCCCCAAAATTTCGCGCGCAATTCAGCCACATGATTGAGACCGGCCAGACGTTCACCCGCTTTTAGCGGAACAGTCGCGGAAACAGCTTCGATAGCCATGACTCCCCCTGCTTTTGAGTAGAGAGGCCAGCAAGTAAATCAGCCTGTGAGCGGCTCGGGTGCCAGCGCTTGCCGTCCTTACCTGCGATCCAACCGTGGCCGTAGTGCATGCCGGGGCTTTGCTTAACGAGCAGAGACGCGAATGACGGTTCACTTTTCAGCATACGCACCTCAAATAAGCCCGAACGATGCGCCAATACCGCTCATGGTATCGACCACGCTAGACATAGCGGGATTAGTCTGCAGACGCGCATGCAGCGCCAGCGCCGACAATGACAACATGCGAATGCCAGCGTTAACGCTTTCAATCATGTTGTGCTTACGGGCAGATGTCAGACGTTCATCAGATACTGCACCGCTCGCCAGTTCGCCGAGTTCGCGCATTGCGCGCATGACGTAAGACTGTAATTTGTCTTTAGCCAATTCATTAACCGGCACGCATGGCAGGCAATGAATCTGCGCCAGAAAACCATCAACGAGGGTTGAGTCTTCGGTCAGGTCAGTCAGCAGCCACAATTCAGGCGGCGTAAACTGGTGAGGCTGTTCCGGGTTGAGCTTGTTACGTAACGTTTGAACGTTCATACCCGCACGCTCGGCCAGCTTCGCCATGTTGTGACGCTGCGCAAAAGCCCGACATGCTTCGTCATAGTGGGGATGTTTGGAAACCTGAAAATCAAACATGTTGCATCCTTACAATTCACATAAAGTGAATTAAGCGCCGATGACGAGTTGAAAACGGGAATGCCCCAACGCCTTACGCATTTGCTCTTCTTTCCAGCGCGCGTAGTAGATACGAATCGGGCCACCGGCTTTTTTGCAGCCTTTGCGTATAACACGCTGCTCGATTGGTACGCATGGGTTGTCGCCAGTTGTCCAGCGATACGCGGTGCGCTCAGAAACACCTTCAAGTTCTGCGAACTGCTGCAGACTAACGATAGGTGCAGGTACTTTGATGATTGCGATTTCAGAAGCCATGTTGCATGATTCCCTTTTGCCAAAGTTTGCAATTGAAATGACTCTGTTTGCCAACACCCGCCATCAATTGCGTAGGTTTAGCCAAAATATATCTCCCAATTGAGAGATAGCAAATAGGTTTTAGTGAAATGAAAATAGATTCTTTAGGATGGAGCAACGTAGACGTCCTTGATCGCATCTGCGAGGCTTATGGATTTTCACAGAAAATTCAATTAGCTAACCACTTCGATATTGCTTCAAGTTCGCTATCGAACAGGTACACCCGAGGCGCTATCTCCTATGACTTCGCCGCACATTGCGCTCTAGAGACAGGAGCAAATCTTCGTTGGCTACTTACTGGGGAGGGTAGAAAGTTCGAAAATGAGAAAACTGCAGAGGGAACTATGGATCTTTCGGTCCAATTATTCACAATAAGTGAAGGCCAGCTAGATGCTCAGGGTTGGATTACAATTGATAAGACGTTTTTCTCTGATGCCACTTCTGATCCCTACATCGTCGAAGCTGATGGAAGATTTCATTTTATGGAGAGCAAAAATTCACTCACCGATGGCACTTATTTGATTGATGTTGATGGCAGCAAAAGCATACGAGAACTCACTATTTTACCAGGTCAAAAGCTTCACGTTTCTGGCGGAAAGATTGCTTTCGAATGCAGTATTAGTGACATAAAAATTCACAATCGTGTTTTTGCCGTTTATCAGGAACTTTAACAATGACGGTAAGAAAAAACCCCGCTGGCGGCTGGATTTGCGAACTTTATCCAAACGGGGCGAAAGGCAAGCGCATTAGAAAGAAATTCGCCACCAAAGGCGAAGCGCTGGCGTTTGAACAGTACACCATTCAAAACCCGTGGCAGGAAGAAAAGGAAGATAGGCGCACGTTAAAAGAGCTGGTTGATTCATGGTACAGCGCTCATGGCATTACGCTGAAAGACGGCTTGAAACGTCAGTTAGCCATGCACCATGCTTTTGAGTGTATGGGCGAACCACTCGCACGCGATTTCGATGCGCAGATGTTTTCCCGCTACCGGGAGAAGAGGCTAAAGGGAGAGTATGCCCGTTCACATAGGGTTAAAGAAGTATCGCCCCGGACGCTTAATCTCGAGCTGGCCTACTTTCGCGCGGTGTTCAATGAGCTAAATCGCTTGGGAGAATGGAAAGGTGAAAACCCGCTGAAAAATATGCGCCCTTTCCGAACGGAAGAAATGGAAATGGCCTGGCTAACTCACGACCAAATTTCGCAACTGCTCGGAGAGTGCAAACGACATGACCACCCTGATTTAGAAACCGTGGTCAGAATCTGTCTCGCCACTGGCGCCCGATGGTCTGAAGCTGAGAGTCTGAAAAAAAGCCAACTCGCGAAATACAAAATCACATACACCAATACAAAAGGCAGAAAGAACCGCACCGTTCCAATCAGCAAAGAGCTCTACGGGTCTCTGCCTGATGATAAAAAAGGTCGGTTATTTAGTGATTGTTATGGTGCATTTCGGTCTGCACTGGAAAGAACGGGTATCGAATTGCCGCCTGGGCAGTTAACTCACGTTTTGCGCCACACTTTCGCTAGCCATTTTATGATTAATGGAGGGAATATCTTAGTCTTGCAACGAGTTCTAGGGCATACGGATATTAAGATGACGATGCGATACGCACATTTTGCACCAGATCATTTAGAGGACGCAGTTAAACTTAATCCTATTGATTTTCAATGCATTACATCGATTCGTTAAAGCAGATAAGGGTGGTGAGCGGGCAAGTCTCCTCGACGCTTTTAGTAGGTAAATTACCGTAGCAGTGGACAGCACATCAAGGATCGATTGTTTGCGTAACATGCTGTTAGCAGATAGAACAAGACGCTTTAAAAGTCCGTACTTGAACACAAAAAAGACAACTCTTTTTTTGTCTCTTTTTATGCCTATAAGCCGGTAATCATCAGAGCTTAGATGTTTCCCAAAGGTAAACTCAGAGAGGATATCCTCTATGCCAGCAGCGATTGCAGCACGCAAGAGAGCCGCTTTAATTCGATCTGAAGTAAAGGGTACTTTGCAGCCGTCTCGCTTCATGACATGGGGTGTCATCTACTCTTATTCTCCATTTGCTACGTTAACCCTAACCATCAAAAATCCTACAAACTTTTGAAGGCTAAAATGGAGGGGACCCCTCCGTTTAAAAATGGTTTAGACTACAGAACTCAGTTGAAAAATCTTGGCTGTATTCATACAACCTCCTGTTTTATATAAATTTTTCAATAAAATGATAAAAAACAGCAAATTCTGTGCCGAGCATCTCCCATATCACTGGTAGGTTTTCAAACCAACCTAGTTCTTTAGCGGACCTGTAGATTGAGAACAAAGAAGCGGTTAAACCCACTGTTCTCAGTTGATTGTCTGAGAGTGGAAACTTCTTCTCTATGGTCCTGCTGTTAGAACAGCCAGCGTTTTTAGCACAGGTGGTACGTTTACGTTTAAGCTTTTTCAT